GCCAACCAATGGCAAGGAATCTTCCCTCGAACAAAGAAGGCAACTCCAAAAGGCCCGAGCAGAGATGAGCTTAATAACTATCTCAAAAACGGGATTATTTAAGTACACGCCCGAGGAATGCTGGGAGCAAGGAACCAACATCAAAACCGCGCTCCGCGTTATGCCGGAAGCGACTAGGGCGGCGGTTATCTCAATGATCAAGGAAACGGTGGACAAACTCGAAATGAAGAAGACGCTTCAGAGCTTTGAAGACGTAGCCCTCTGCGCGGAGATGATCTTCGAAATATTCCCCGTTTTGAAATTGGAGGAATTGAAGTTAATTTGTCAGCGGATGAGAACAGGTTATTACGGCAATTTCTACGAGCGTCTGAAGATGCAGGAGTTTCGCGATTGCATCACGAAGCACGAGGAGGAACGCGCCCCTATTCTCGAACGACAGCACCAGCACATTACACGGGGAACGGACAACCCTACGAACGTCCCCGAGTACGACGCAGAAGCGGCAAAGCTCGCTTGGAGAATGAAGAACAATCCTTTTTTGATACCTGGAAAGAATGGGAATAGCGAAGACGAAAAAGAAACTTGATTCCATATTCTCGCAGTTTATCCGCTTGCGCGGATCCAACGAAGAAGGTTGGGGTAACTGTTTTACCTGTGGACGGTTGCGCCATTGGAAGGAGGTAGACTGCGGGCACTTCATCACCCGGGCAAAACTTGCCACGCGATGGAAGGAGGAGAACTGCCAGTTTCAATGTAAACAATGCAATATGACCGGAGGCCAACAATACGTTTTCGGAAAGAACCTGGACGCGGAATACGGCGAAGGAACGGCGGAAGCTATCCTTATCGAGAGCAACAAAACGAAGAAGTGGACGGTAGAAGAACTCGAGGAGAAGTGCCGATACTACAGGAGAAAAGTAAATGAAATCAAGGCACAAAGAGGATTGGAATAAATTCCTAACACGGAACTATTCGAAACTCGTTCACGTTGCCAAACGATGGACGGACGATCCGACCGACCTTGTTCACCACGTCTATCTTCGATGTATAGACAAGCGATATATGGAAAACCCCTTCGGGTACTTTGTGAAGGCTATGTACTTCGAAGCGACACGCGGAAAATTTAAGGAACTCTATAAAACAAACGATAATGAACCCCAAGAACAAGCGACCGAAACAGACCTTACCAAAGCCCTCCAGCGAGAACAACTCCAACTCATTCTCGACCGTCTCGGCTGGTTCGATAGAACAGTATTCGGACTATATCTCAGCGGATGGAATATGGCTGAAATATCTCGACGGTCTGGCATTGGAGAATCAACCTTATATCGCTCACTACACCTCACCCGAAAAACCCTGAAGAATGTTCTTCGTAACCGGACAGAAGAGGACTGATCGCCTCGCCATTTGCCAAGGCTGCGAACACTTCGTACAATCAACGAAGAGTTGTGGCCCCCTGGTAACGGAAGCCTTTACCGACTCGAAGTTGTGCGGCTGCCATATGCCCACGAAGACGCGGTTAAAGGTAGCCTCGTGCCCCCTCGGTAAATGGGAAGCGGAGATTAAACAAAGCGACCTCGACGCGATCCGGGAACTAATCGAGAACCCACGCAACGCAACCAACGGCGACCTCGCCGAACTGTACAGCAAGGCGACCGGAACCAATACGAAAGCATCCCAATGCAGTAGCTGTAACCGGAGGATGTTAAACGAACTGAAACAACTCTTAAAAGATGCCACTACCTAAACCCAACAAAGGCGAGAACCGCTATCAATTTATGAATCGCTGTATCAACGCAGTAGTTACGAAGCGGGACTTCCCCGATGCCGATCAACGCGTTACAGTCTGTTCTGCTATTTGGAAAGAAGAGACAGGACAATGAAGACGGTAACAAGCGTATCGGGCGGTCAGTCCTCCGCATATATCGCCGCCAATTACCCAAGCGATTACCTCGTTTTCGCTTTGGTAACTACGGAGGACAAATCTTGCCAGCACCCCGACCCGTATTTACGAAAGCTCGTAAGCGACAAAATCGGGCGGGAGTTTATCGGCACTCTTGAAGAAGATGTTATTATTGAAACAATGCTCGAGCTTGAGCAATGGTTGCAGCAGGATATACATTGGGTAGTTGGTAAGCCGTTCGAGCAAGTATTGAGAAAGAACGGACTACCCAATATGATATGGAGATACTGCACCGACTCTCTCAAAATCAAACCCCTTTTTAAATGGTGGAAAGACACTATTGGGGAACCCGTAGAGATGCAAATCGGATTCCGGGCGGGAGAAGAACGAAGGGCGAAAAATATGCTCGATAAATGCGTAGACGGTTTACGACAATACAACAAGGTGGGTTGGCAGAAGCCCGCGTTCCCGTTAATTGATAACGGTATTAAACGCGATACGATTGTACAGTATTGGGACGATATACCCGTACCATTTGCGAAACAAAACAACTGCGTCGGATGCTTTCACCGAAACGCGCTCGTACTACGCAAGAAGTTCGAAGACCACCCAAACAAAATGGAATGGTTCAAGAACCAAGAGCTTCGAACGGGCGCACAATGGAAGAGCGGAATAAGCTACTCCCAGATACAACAACACAAACCACAAGCGGAAATCAACTTTGAAGAATGGGGTTGTGATTCGGGATACTGCGGACTATGAGATACACCAAAAAAGAACGCGAAGAGATAGCGCGAAACATCCGGGAGTTTATGAAACGACCCACAAAGGAGAAGTTCGAAGAGAAGCAATACTTCGACACCATCGGACAAACTCCAGGACTCCGGATGCTGCACCGAAGAGAATACAATATGACCCACTACGATCGCGAATGGCTCGAAACCATAGCGAGAGACGTAGAGGGCAGAATCATCCACCCGTGAAAGTTTTAAATCTGTATGCTTGCTTAGGTGGCAATCGGTATAAATGGGATGAGGTTGCGGATATTGAAGTTACGGCAGTTGAGTTAGATCCTGTTGCCGCAGAACTGTACGCGGAACGATTTCCAAACGATACGGTCATAGTTGCCGACGCTCATGCGTACTTGCTAAACAACTTCCAACGCTTTGATTTTATTTGGAGCAGCCCACCCTGTCCAACACACAGCCGCGCCCGCTTTTGGAGATATGGCGCAACAGGTCAGAAGCCCTCGTTCCCGGATATGCGCTTATACGAAGAGATCATTTTTCTACAGCATCATTTTAAAGGAAAGTACGTCGTAGAAAACGTAATACCGTATTATGAACCATTGATGCATGCACAGAAAAGAGATCGACACCTGTACTGGACCAATTTTCCAATACCTCAAAAGGTCAGCGACCGACAAAAAGTCGATGTCTGCCAAGGCAGCGAAGAGATGAAACGGCTTTGCGCGTATCACGATTACGACTTTACGAAATATGACGGAGAGCAAAACCGACTCAAAATGGCTCGAAACCTAGTATACTATGAAGCCGGAAAAAGGATTTTTGAGGCCGCTTGCGGTATCATAAGGAAGCAAGACGTTCACCAATTAGAACTGCTGTAAATTGTCTGCGTATATTGCACCTATGAGAAACGCACGTAAAGCCCTCCTCCACGCGAAGAACTTCCTCTTAATCACGGAGAACGCCGAAGTAGTGCGACTCCATACGGGGCCGGATCCCGCAACCCTCCTCCTAACATTAGCCGTTCATAATGTCGAATTCAGACAAACCCTCGAAGCCGTCATCGTTCAAGCTCACGAAGCTCTCGGAGATTCGGGAGAACCCGAACAACCCGCGGACGATTAAAGAGGACAAGTTCGAGAAACTCGTTCGAAGCATCCAGACCTTCCCGGAGATGCTCGAAGCGCGACCCATAGTCGTAAACCCCGATATGGTCGTACTTGGGGGGAATATGCGCCTCAAGGCTTGCAAAGCCGCAGGACTAACAGAGGCACCCGTTTACTTCGCTACCTGGGGAGAAGCCAAAGAAAAAGAGTTCATCATCAAAGACAACACAAGCGCAGGAGAACACGACTTCGACACCCTCGCAAACGAATGGGACGCAACCGAACTAAACGAATGGGGTCTTAACGTATGGGATCCACAAGAAGAAGAGAAGGAAGAGAAAGAGGAGAAACCAAAATGCGAACTCTGCGGGAAGTAATGGAAGCGGTAAAATTAGACGGTTTGAACAGCCATAAAAAGGAAGCAATGCTCGAGGCGTTGGAAAAGTCGCTCGGTATCGTTTCCACGGCTTGTAAGATGGTCGGAGTATCTCGAGGCACTCACTACAACTGGCTGAAAGATGATCCGGAATACAAGAAGGCGGTCGACTCGATACAGGACGGCGTTCTCGACTTCGCAGAAAGCCACCTTTACAAGCTTGTAAAGGAAGGCAACCCCGCCGCGACTATCTTTTTCTTGAAGACCAAAGGCAAGAAGCGCGGATATATCGAACGGCAAGAGATAGAGGTACAAGAGAAGAAGCCCCTCTCGTGGTTGGATGAGTAAACTACCCGCCACATATTACCACGTAAGGAACTCAAAGAAGCGCATCCAGGTACACCAAGGCGGGACGCGCTCAGGCAAGACGTACTCTATACTCACCGCCTTAATAGAACTCTGCCACAAGAACTCCGGCCTCGTAGTTACCATTTGCCGGAAGACCTTCCCCGCCCTCCGCGCTACGGCTATGAGGGACTTCTTCGAGATTCTTGAAAACGAAGAGGCGTACAACGTCGATCTTCATAACAAATCGGAAGCCACTTACCATCTATGGGGAAACCTCGTAGAGTTTATTTCCGTTGACCAGCCCACGAAGGTCAAAGGCCGTAAGAGAGACGTGCTATTCGTCAACGAATGTAACGAGCTGGCATTGGAGGACTGGCGGCAACTTATCCTAAGAACGACGGGGAGAATCATCGTAGATTTCAACCCCTCCGACGAATTCCATTGGCTTTACGACTTACCCAAACGCGATGACTGCGACTTCTTCAAAACCACGTACAAGGATAACCCCTTCCTCCCGCAAAGTGTACTCCTGGAAATTGAACGCTTCAAAGAAGCCGACGAAAACTTCTGGAGGGTATACGGACTCGGAGAGCGAGGAACATCCCGAGCGACCATCTTCACCCATTGGAAAGAAATAGACCAGATACCAAATGAATTCAAACTCCTCAACATCGGGCTCGACTTCGGATATACGAACGACCCAACCGCGATCGTCAGAGTCTACACCGACGGCCACGGCTTCGCGGTCGATGAACTCTGCTACGCAACGCGCCTTACTAACTCAGATATTGCAAAAAACCTCCGCGATAACGGAGTGCATCGATCGGATGTTGTTATATGTGACTCCGCAGAGCCCAAGAGCATCGACGAGATACACGGCCACGGATTCAATACTCACGGAGCAAGAAAGGGACGAGATTCGGTTAGAAGCGGAATCCAGTTCC